AAAATCCAAATCTTAACTGTAGGTGAACAACGTGCCAAGGTAATGGGCAAATCTAAAGTTGCAGCCATATTTAAAAAAGGAAAAGATGCCATTAGAAAAGCAAATAAAAGATGATATTCGTAAATGGTCTAGATTAAATCTAGAAGTTCCAAACAAACATTTAAATGGTATGCCTGCTTGTCCATTTGCTAAAAAGACTTGGGCAGATAGAAAAGTATTAATAAAAATTAAACAAAAAAATAAATGGTATAAAACAGAACTTAATAAAGAATTAGATAAATTAAATTTGGATAAACATGAAATATTAATTTTTTGTGATCCATATTTTAGTTACACATTAGATAATTTTCAAGACATTATAGATTCTTATAATTTTTGGTATAATCGTAAAGACATATATTTTATGGGTTTTCACCCTAGAGGGACTCCAACTTTAGAGGAGCATGCTTTTTTGGTAGATCCTGGACCAGAAGAGTCATATGATGGAGAGTTAGAGTATTCTATGATGCTTATACAAAAGTTCTCGCAATTACAGGAAGCTTCTGATAAATTACACAAGGCTGGCTATTATAATGGGTGGCCAAAAGAATACTACAATGAGGTGGTTAAATCGCGATATAAAACTTATAATAAAATAAGGAGATCTCTATGAAGAAAAAATCTGTAATGGCTCGTGGTGGAATGAAAACCAAAATGCGTGGCGGTATGAAAACTAAAATGCGTGGAGGTATGGAAACCAAAATGATGGGCGGAATGGGTACTAAGATGAAACCTACAATGAAGGGTGGATCTAGAACAAAGAAAAAATCTGCTAAAAAAGGTAAGAAGAGGAAGTAATGCCAACATATGCATCTACAGCTAGCTTTGATTTATCGATCGACGAGATAGCAGAAGAAGCATATGAACGATGTGGTTTGCAAGTTCGTAGTGGATACGATTTGCAAACTGCAAGGCGTTCTCTTAATCTTATGTTAGCTGAATGGGCTAACAGAGGATTAAATCTTTGGACTATTCAATTACAAGAAAAAAGTATTGCTGCTAATACAACTAGTTTAACTGGCACAAGTTTGTTCGGGTCAAACGCAAATGACTCACAACAAATTGTAGATATTACTGATGTAGTTATCAGAGACACCAGCAATAATGATTTTAGCGCTACTTCTATAAGTAGATCAACTTATTTAAATTATGCAGTTAAAACAACCAGCGGAAGACCAACTCAATATTACTTTGAGCGTACGATAAACCCAACACTATTTCTATATCCTGCAGCTGATACAACGTATACTCTACGTTATTACGCTCTTGTTCGCATGTTTGATGCTGGTGATTACACCAATAATGCTCAGATACCTTTTCGTTTTCTTCCATGTATGACCGCTGGATTAGCTTATTACATTGCTATGAAAAAAACTCCAGACAGAATTCAATTATTAAAACAAGTTTATGAAGACGAATTTCAAAGAGCGGCAAACACTGACGGTGAGAGAACAAGTGTTTTCTTAACACCTAAATCATATTTACCGAGTGTGTAATGGGTAAATATGCATCAGGAAAATTTGCAAAAAGAATATCAGATAGATCTGGTATGGCTTTTCCGTACAACGAAATGGTTAAAGAATGGAATGGATCAACAGTTCATATAAGTGAATACGAAGAAAAGCATCCTCAAATAGAACCATTACCTATAGTAAATGATCCACAATCTTTAGAAAACGCAAGATCACAAATTGCTGTTTCAAGAGTTTTTGTAGGTGGAGCTAATGGACCTATAAATGCAGGAACAATAGTAGTAAAACCAGACGGATCTGATGCCACTTATACTGGAAGAGGATTTGGTTTAGCTGCTAATCGATTTGAAACCGCTGATCAAGTAGTTACACATACTAGAGCAGACGGGTCTACTTTCACTATAACGACTAAAAGCATGATGCCTTTAGAGCTGCAGGCACCGAAAAAACCTACAAGATTGCTATCTAGCGTAGGAAATGTTACAGTGAGTATATCATGAGTGACTACAGTGATCTATTAAGTAATGTTAGAGATTATACGGAAACTACGTCTGATGTATTAACAGATGCAATAATCAATCAATTTATAATATCTACAGAGGACAAACTTAGAAGAACTGTAGATTTAACTTATTACAGAAGATATGACACAGCTACTTTAACCATTAATAATCCCTTTTTGCCATTGCCAGGAGATTGGGAAGCAACGAGATATATACAACTAATAGATGGCTCTAATAATAGAACATTCTTGATACAAAAAGATATTTCGTTTATGAATGAATTTGCGCCAAATAGGACATCATCAGGAGCAGGTACTCCCAAGTATTATGCTGTTTATGATAATGATACCCATATGTTGGCACCAACCCCGAACGCTGCATTAACTGTAGAGCTCGCATACACGTACAAGCCACCTGTTCTTTCCAGTACGACTACATCGAATTGGGTTAGTCAGAACGCTCCAAACGTGCTTTTGTATGGTTGTATTTTAGAGGCACTTGGATACTTGAAAGGTCCAGCTGATATGATACAATACTACGATAAAATGTATAATCAGTCTGTACAGGCTCTTGCCACATATGAGATGGGGCGTGACCGTAGAGACGAATTTCGAGATGGCGTTATTCGTATCCCTCTCGAGTCTAGGAACCCATAGGAGATAATTATGGCAATTAACCAAGCTATATGTAATAGTTTTAAAGTGGAGATCCTGAAAGGCCTGCATGATTTTACGGCTACGACGGGGAATACTTTTAAACTAGCGCTATACGACAACGAAGCAACACTAAGTAAATCAACAACTGCTTTTCAACAAACTGACGAAGTAGCAAACTCAGGAACTTATACTGAAGGCGGTGGGACATTAACATCTGTAACACCTACTTTATCATCGGATACTGCTGTATGTGATTTTCAACCAGACTTATCATTTACAAGTGCAACAATTTCTGCACAAGCTGCAGTTATTTATAACAGCTCCACTGTATCTGGTTTGACTACAAACGCTGCGGTGTGTGTTCTTGATTTTGGTGCAGTTAAATCTTCAACTGCTGGTACGTTTACAATTACGTTCCCTGCTGCTGAAGCAACTGCTGCAATCATAAGAATAGCATAAGGAGATAAAAAATGGCCTCTATCCAAGGATGGGGCCGAGAAACTTGGAACAGTGGTGCCTGGTCTGAACAAGCACCTGTATCTGTTACAGGTATTGGCCTCACGTCATCTGTAGGTACTGAGACAGTAACCACTGACCAAAATATATCTGTATCAGGTAACCCACTTACCTCTACAGCAGGAAATGTTGTTGCAACAGGTATAGCGAATGCAACAATAACAAACGGTGCTTCCGCTACTTCAGCAAGAGGCGACGTTTCATTATCAACGGATCAAAATATATCTGTATCAGGTAACCCACTTACATCAACTGTGGGTGATGAATCTACAAGCGTAACAAGTACAACTGGTTGGAATAGAGACACTGACGTAAACACAGGTAGTTCTATTGGCTGGAGTGAGCAACAATGGGGCGCTGTTGGAGGATCATTTGCTGTAACTGGTCAACCTATGACTTCAAGCACTGGCGATGAGGCTATTGCGACAGATCAAAATATATCTGTATCTGGAAATCCATTAACATCTACAACAGGGACTTTTGCAGTTTCAGGTGATGGTCAAACTACAGTAGTAGTTGGTGCTGATACTGCTATGCAGTCGACAGTAGGAACGGCTGAGGCCGATCCTGAATTTGTAGTATTCCCTACAGGAAATGCAATGACTTCTGCTGTAGGAACGGTAGGCACATCAGTTTTTGTTACTGGCATTGGTTTAACATCTACCATAGGAGATGCTGAGCAAGAAACATCATATGAAGCACCTAGTGTATCAGCTACATCAAGTGAGGGTACAGTAAATATTAGAACAGATGTGGTCTTTACAATATCAGGAGTTTCTGGTACAAGTGCAACTGGTACTTTACAAGGGACCTTCTGGTCACAAGTAGATGACTCAAACAGCAATATAAGTTGGACTGAAGTTCATAAGGCTGCATAAAAGTTTTGACAAACTTTAAAATAATCATTAAATTTTAAATTAGGAGATTAAATGAGTTCAACATTTTCGACAGGTTTAAGAATAGAACTACAAACTACTGGAGAAAATTCAGGAACTTGGGGTACGATTACTAACAATAACTTTTCCCAAGTGTTTGAATTTGCTATTGCTGGTGTTTATGCAAAAACTCTATCTGGAACAGGTCCTACAACTTTAACAAATAATGATGGCCCACAATCTCAAGCAAACAATGAAGCAAGACAAAATCAAATAATTTTTTCTGGAACAATTTCTACTACACACATAGTGCAGTTTCCAACTACACAAAAAACGTATGGACTTTATAACAATATTTCAGGTGGTGCAGACGTAACTGCAAGATTAGGCGCTACTGGAAATACGTTAACTATTTCAAATGGTAAATATAGATTAGTTTCCACTGACGGAACTAACTGGTATGATATTTTTACACTCGCTGGTTTAGGTGAGGCATGGATTAAGAAAACATCTGATTATACTGCATCAGCAGGTGACAATATTTTTGTAGATACATCAGGTGGTGCAGTGCAAATTACTTTACCAAGCTCTGCTGCGATTGGTGATCAAATAAAATTTATCGATGCAGAAGGAACATTTGCTACTCACAATTTGACTGTTGCAAGAAACAGTCATAAGATACAAGGAGCAACATCAGATTTAACAGTGTCAACTAGTGGTTCTGGCTTTGCGTTGGTGTACAATGACAGTGACAACGGTTGGAGATTAAAGTATAACGATTAATTATGGCTAACTTACAAGATATAACAAATAGAAGTGAAGTAGGAACAATTAAACCTTGGGGTAAAGCTACGGCTCCTGCAGGTTATCTTTTATGCGATGGTGCAGCTGTATCAAGAACAACTTATGCAGATTTATTTACTGTTATAGGAACTACTTATGGCACAGGTGATAACTCAACAACTTTTAATGTGCCTGATCTTCAAGGTAAGTTTCCTCAAGGTAAGAGCGGTACAACTAACTTAGCAACAACTGGTGGTGCTAACACTGTAACAGTCTCAGTTACAAACAACCAAGCTGCTACAAACTCTACTAATCAAACAGTTTCTATTACTGGAAGTATTGATAATACATCTTTAACTGAAGCGCAGTTAGGTTCACATGATCATACTTATGATTTATTTATGTCTCCTGCTACTGGTTTTGGTGGAGGTGCTTTTAGAGCGAACGCTCTACACCCACCGACGCAAGAGGGTAGCACTGCAAATGCAGGTTCAGGGACTGGTCACAACCACTCTCATACTTTATCAGGTACTTTAACTGGAAATATTACAACTAGTTTAACTGGTGATGTAACTGCATCAGGTACGAATTCGTTTTCACCTTTTGTAATCGTTCAATATATTATTAAACACTAGGAGGTATTTATGGCTACACAAATAGTAATTGCTAACGGAGAGAGTATCCTCGTAGATAATTCTTATCGCATTGCTTGGGCTGATAAAGGTAAAAACTGGGTTGATGGATGGTGTCCAACTAATTATCATTTTGTTGTTTGGAATAGCTTAATTGGGCAAAATGAAATACAAACTAA